AAAAGCTGTTAATAGTGTTTTTGCTGGTCCTTCTAGCGGAGCTACTGGCACCCCATCGTTTAGAGCGCTTGTCTCTTCAGACCTTCCTGTTGCTACCAGCGTAGACAAAGGCGCTGTTTATCCAGGCGCTGGTTTATCAGTGGATGGCACTGGCGAAATTAGCCATACCAATGCAGCCGTTACAGGAACGTATACAGGCTCAATTACTATTGATGCTCAAGGGCACATTGTTTCTGCTAATGCCGCATTAGCGGCTTCAGACATTCCAAATCTTGATGCAAGTAAAATTACCACTGGCACATTTGGAAGTGCATTTTTAGCTGACAATAGCGTCACGGCTTCTCAACTTGCTGATTACGGCATTGCGCAAGTCAGTGAAAGTGCTCCCACTCCTGAATTTGCTGGTCAATGGTGGATCAATCCTAATGACCGCTCTGCTTATATCTGGGTGGGCGAAGTGGCGCCTGTTCCCAATGGTTATTGGCTGAACCTTGGTTATGGTAGCCCCACTCAAATTAACCTTCGTTTTGGTGGCACTTATAACGCCTCTGGCAATACAGTTGAAAGCATCAATAGCTACGGCATTGAAGCTGGGCTTACTGTTGGGCAAGCGCTTTCCGCTCCGAACACTAGCAACAATGGCGTCTATTTAATTGTCACTGCATCAGGCGTTGGTACTGCTCCTGCGCCAACTGAAAGCCTTTCCATTGGCAACTGGGTGTTATCACAGGGCGTGGGTGCATCTTGGACTAAGGTCAATTTAAGCAGCGCAGTGGCTGGTGTTGGTGACCAAGACGTACTAGTTGATGGCAACGCATTAGCGCCAGTGGCATCTGGCGTGGCCAGTCAGGAAGATCTTAATGAACTTGTATGGGCAAGAGTGCAGCTTGCCACGGCTAGCACCACTGGCATTGTGAGGGGGTCTTCGGAAGTTGTTGTTGCATCTGGCACTGGCATCATGAGCATTGGCACTGTTGATGATGGTTTTTATTCTTGAATTGTTAACCAGGCCCAGTTTTTGCCTTTTTGAATTTTCCAAATACAATCTTTCGTCACGCCATAATCTTGGGCTATTTTTAAGCAAGACTCGTTATTTGACAAGCGCTTTTTGATTGCAATTACTTGCTTTTCTGTTAATTTGCTGGCGTAAGCTTCGCTCCCCTTAAGCACTGGAGGCTTTCGATGTGTGCCGTGACGAATGGCATCGGCGCTGTTGTCTTTAGCTGTTCCAGCATACAAATGGTTAGGATTACAGCACTTCCTGTTTCCACAAGAATGGCAAATCACTACATTTGATTCAACATATCCATTGAACAACATGTATGATCTCCTGTGGGCTGCACCTGCCTTGGGAAGTCCATAAATAGAATAAAACCAGTTGCCGTATCCAGGCGTGCCACAGCTCATCATCCATTCCCAGCACTGCGTGGGCTCCTGAATCGCCACTCGTTTAACATAATATTCCCATACGCCCGCTGAAATACCGCCTTTATTATTCATTTGATTAGAGTAGACACAGAGGAATAGCCAGTGTACACCATGCAAGAGCGTTTTGTCTACTCGGGCAAGGAAATTCCTCCTTATGGTGACTACGGTCAAGTGTTGGTAAAAACAAGCAAAGCTTTTTATTACACTGCATGGTCTGACATCGATCACATTATTAACGAGACAAACGCTGAAATAGACGAAGGCGAATACACTTAGTCTTAGAATGTGGCAATGTTAATGCCGCCATTTTTGGCTCGGCTTCCATTGCTATGGCTTCCATTCTTAAGCATCTTCGTTCGTCCACTGCTAACAAGCGCCCCACGGCTTCGGGGCTTGCAGATGGACAAATTGCCATCAATACTGCTTCTGGCACTCCTGCAATGTTCTTTAAGGACAGTGCAGGAAATGTAGTGAAAGTTGGCCCTGCCCATGTGGGAACTAGCGCTCCCAATGCAAGTCCCGCTGGCAGCGCTGGCAATTCAACAGGCGAATTGTGGGTGGATAATAGCCTGACCACGCCTGGTCTTAATTATTACACTGGTAGCGCTTTTGTCAATCTTACGCCTTCTGGCACAACTAGCACTGTTGGCTTAGTTGAACTTGCTACTAATGCTGAAACACAAGCTGGCAGTGACGCAGTGAGGGCCGTCACTTCTGCTGGTTTACAGAGCAAGCTTAGCGATTCAACTAGCACTACAAGCTCTACCACCATCGCTTCTTCTACTGCAGTTAAGAGCGCTTATGACCTTGCTAATGCTGCACTGCCCAAGTCTGGCGGCACTTTAACTGGAGAGCTTTTAATTAGCCCTAGTGGCAGCCTTGTTTTTGAGGGAAGTTCAGACGATAGTTTTGAAACAACAATAGCAGTGACTAATCCCACTGCTGATCGCACCATTACTTTCCCCAATGTCACTGGCACTGTAATTACCACTGGCGACACTGGCAGTGTTACCAGCACGATGATTGCTAATGATACTATTGTCGATGCGGATATCAATGCAAGTGCTGCGATTGCTCCGAGCAAGCTTGGTTCTGGAGCATTACCCAGTGGCGTGACAGTAGCTAGCGCCAATATTGTTGATGGCACCATTGTTAATGCGGATGTAAACGCTAGCGCCGCGATTGCTGGTACAAAGATTAGCCCTGATTTTGGCGGGCAGAATGTCGTTACTACGGGCAATGTCACTGGAGCGGCGCTGATTCCTTCTAGTAGCACTGTTCCGACAAATGGCATTTATCTGCCATCAGCAAATAACGTAGCTCTCGCCACTAATAGTACTCAGCGCCTGCTTATCGAAGCTGATGGCGACATCAATGTTGATAGCGGCGGTGTGTTTTATGACGCTACTAATAACAGATTGGGAATTGGCACTACTAGCCCTAATGCACCGCTGGAGATATTAGATGGTCAAACCGATGGCCTTACCAACACTGGCTTAATCGTGTCTAGCTTTTTGCCGCGCATTGTTCTAAATGATAGATCTACAAGTCAAACATACATAGACTTTAGGAACGACAGTGGCAATTTGATCATTGGCTATGGGCCAAAAGACAACTATGGTACTAGGACAGGAGAACACGCCCGCATCGACAGCTCAGGCCGTCTAGGTCTGGGGACTAGTGCGCCGAGCGTAAAACTTGAAGTAAAAAGTCCCAGCAGTGCAACAAATGTTCTACAGGTAACCCCAACTACAGGAAGCGGTTATTTCAGGGTTAGAGAGACAGGCGGAAATGATATAGACGTTCGGCTTGCAGATGCCGCCGGTACGGAGTCTGTTCTTATCAATTCCGATGGCTCGTCTTATTTCAACGGAGGCAACGTAGGGATTGGTACTACGAGTCCTAGTTCCTTACTCCATCTAGCCGATGCTGGTAATATCACTGTCGGCACCACAACTGGCACCAAGATCGGCACGGCCACCACGCAAAAGCTGGGCTTCTTCAACAAGACACCAGTGGTTCAGCCAACTGCTGTTGCTAATGCCACTGATGCAGCCAGTGTGATCACACAACTCAATGCGTTGCTGGCGCGTATGCGTGATCTTGGCTTGATCGCTACCTGAGCCCAGTAGACCTACTCACTAAAAACAAGGGGCGGCATTCCACCGTCCCTTTTCTTTTTCATCGCTTAAACTAACTAAGACCAATTGATTGATCATGGCCACTGAATTCACTTGGGGCGTTGCCCAGCTCGAACGTCAGCTTTCTGACGGTACGGTATATACTGTTCACTATACCATTGAAGCTTTTGATGGTACTTATCGTTCGTCGGCATATGGTAGTCTCGGACTTGAGGCTCCCGATGAAGATGAAATGATTCCGTATGCAGACCTCACGCCCGAAATTGTCATTGATTGGGTGAAGGAAAAGTTTGGCGAGGAGAAGGTGCAAGAAATTTGCGGTGCTCTCCAGGCACAAATTGATCAACAGAAAACTCCCACCACAGGCACCGGCCTGCCTTGGGCTGGCTAAGCTTCTGTTTTCACCTTTTCTCCATGGCAGCCCGAAGCAAAGTAGGTATTAGCGGACAAAAGCAGCTTGTCCCGAATAAAAGCAAGCGCACAAGGCAGGGCAATGGCAAAAATAGCAAAGCTAGCCACAGGCGCAAGCTAAAAATTGGGCAAGGTAAATAATCAAAGGGCCGAAAGGCCCTTTCTTTTTGCGCTTACAATGGAAAGAAAGCAGTATCAAAATGATAGAACCAGGAAAATACGATATCACCATTCACCAGGGGGCCACTTTTGAGCTGCCCTTGCAATACAAAGACAGCACGGGCACTCCAGTAAACATGAGCGGCTATACAGCCAGTGGCACACTGTGGAATCGCACTGGCACTGTCAAACTTGCTGTTTTTAGCCTTCCTTGGACTGCACAGGCTAGCGGCATGTTCAAAATGCGCTTAGAAGCGAGCGTAACAAGCGGCCTTAGTGAGCAGGGGCAATATGATATTCTTATCACAGAACCAAGCGGCGATAAGTTTTATCTTCTCGAAGGAAATGCTTTTCTAAATCTTGGGCTGACAGGACGATGACACAAGTAACAGTTAGCGTGCAGCAATCGCACGTTGTAATTCAAGAAGAAGACGGAGCAGTTGTTGTTCCTTCTCCATTGTCTCCGACCAAGCTAGAAATTTGGCAACCAGGCATGGCACCTGGCGGTAAAACGAACGATGTGCTTATTAAAAGCTCAGATCAAGATTATGACAGTGAATGGACTGACGAGCCCATTGTTGACAAGCTTCGCTTTGATCTTGCTGCTGCGGAAGACGGAGCAGCAGAAGGCGAGCTTACGTGGAATGTAGATGAAGGCACTCTTGAGCTAGGCAAAAATGGAGTGAGTAATTATCTGGGTCAAGAGACCATGGTTCTATGCCGCAATGCAAGCAATACAGTGACTATTCCTAAGGGAACTGCAGTGAGATTTGCTGGCGCAGTAGGGGCAAGCGGCAGGTTGAAAGTGGCTCCAATGGTGGCCGATGGAAGCCTGCCAGGATATGTATTTTTTGGCGTGACAGATCAGGCTATTGCTGGAGCAAGTGATGGTTACGTTACTGTATTTGGCAAGATTCGCGGAATCAATACGAGCGCATATTTGGAGGGAGATATTTTATGGTGTTCTCCTTCTACTCCTGGTGGATTTACCAAGGTTGAACCATATGCTCCAAATCTAAAGCTGGCAGTGGCTGCAGTGATTAGCTCTGGCAATAATGGCGCAATTTTTGTTCGCTGGGACACGGGAAGACGCCTGCAAGATTTGCATGACGTTGAAGCTAATGGCAGCAAAGACAATGGAGACGTGCTGGAATGGAACAGCAGTGCTGGCAGATGGGAGCCCACTGATCGGCTAACGCTTCTAGAAGCGAGGGTGGCAGCGCTGGAAGGAGCATGATTGGCCTAAACTAAGCAAGCCATTTTCCCTTTCTCATGGACTCCTTCAAGGACCAGTGGTATAAGCAGCAAGTGGATCACATCTCTGATGCCCTTCAAGAGCTTCTCAATGATGACGACCCCAGCCTCGCCATCAAGGGACTAAACGAAGCCATTACTAGCTGGGAAGATTATCACGAGAAGGAGCTAGCCAAATGGAAGCGCCTCAGGGCGCTTCTGAATTGGGAAGCTGGTACGTAATTCGCAGTTCCCCTCCTAACGTTTTCACAGCCTCACTAGCGCCTGCTGGTGGGGCTGTTTCAATGAGCACGGACGGAACAATGGCGTTGGGAAGGGGAGTGATCTTGGCCTCAGGAAAAAGCTTATGAGCTTCCCATGCAAGAGCATTGGCTTTGTTTTCTCTTTCCTCTTGCTCCCACTGCGCCACTAGGGAAGCAGTTTGTTTGTCAACGGTTTCCATGACAATTTTGGTTTTCCATTCGGCCCAGTCAGGACGACAATGTTCCATGAGTCGTTTGAACCATGGATTAAAAGCAAGAGAGGGCCATCGTGTGACGGCCCATAATCCCACTTCGTAGCAAAGAGCATTAAACCAGCTTTCGCGAGTCATCCTTCTTGGAAAACTGAAATATAAACTGTGCCTTGCTTGATTAAAGGCAGAATCTTATCGCGAAGATCAATGTTGTGGCACCGCACGCAGCCATGAGTGGGAACCAAGGGTTGTTTAGGAGCCCATGCATTAGGCCAACCATTGGCGCTTCCTCCGCCGTGAGTCATAATTCCAGCTCTTCCATTGTTTCTTTCTTGTCCTTCTAGATCAATCATGTCAAAGCTGTACCAGCCATAAGCCATGAGCGTGCGATCAAAAGCAGGCTTATCTCCAGCTTTTTCATAGTCTTTGTAAATGGTGCCGATTTTATAAAGACCAGGCGGCGTGTCTGAATTGGTGATTTTCCATTCAAAATCACTGTACTGCCCACGAGCAAGACAAGGAATTTCCCACAACAGCTTTCCTTCATAGGAAAAGGCTTTCATGGTTTCCACTGCATCGTTCACAATCAAATGCGAATCGCCGGGCTTAAAGCCAAAATCATGGGGACGTTTCTTGGGGCCAATCATGGTAATTTTTGTCGATTCTGGGGCATATTCCTTCATAAGCTTTGAAAGCTTTGCCGGATAATCAGGATCCGTTGCATAGCTTTGTTCCTTGAGCATGCGTGCTGCCGCATAGCGATTAGGCGCATTGTTCACGCCCTTAAATTGACGATAATCTTTGTACCAGCGGGTTACAAGATATTCAATGCAGGCAGCAAGACTGGGAAAGTCAATAAAGCCCGCCTTGATTGTCACCCATTGACCATCGTAAAATTCTTGAGTGGAAGTAGTAGTACCCGCCCCCTTTAGGCCGAACGCATTCCATTGCCCAGAAAAATGCTTGCCAAAGCCACTCTCAAGCGCCCATTGGGCTGCCACTAGTTCAGGGAATCTGGCTCCGACTCTCTTGGCATGATCTTGAACTCCTTTCCATGTGTTGGGGATTTCCATGGCTAGATCCTCTATTCATAAAGTCTAGCTGTTATGATTTTTGTGGGTCCGCGTGATTGCAGTCACCGAACCCGTGGATCACTCGCCTAATCGAGCAACCATGGACATTATCGCAGAAGAATGGCGCCCAGTGCCAGGCGCTGAAGGTCGTTACGAAGTTAGCAATCTTGGGCGTGTCAAAAGCCTAAGACGAGTCGTCTCTTGTGGCATCCGACAAGGGAAACGGGCCTATCGGACTGTGCCAGAGAAAATATTAAAACCTGGACTTGACAAAGACGGCTATGCGCAAGTCTTAATAGCACAAACTGAGGGTGATAAATTTAAAAACACTAGAATTCATCAACTAGTAGCATTGGTGTTTCTTGGGCCTAAGCCAAAGGACAAATGGGTTCTGCATGGTCCCAATGGAAAAGAAGACAATAGCGTTGGAAATTTATACTATGGAACTCCCGCTCAAAATATTAAAGACAAGTGGAGGGACGGCACTATCATTATTGGCGAAAAGCATCACAAAGCCAAACTAAAAGAGGCTGATGTTATTGAAATTCGCGAGCTGTACGAGCAAGGCTTAACGTGCAAAGAAATCGCGGCTCGCTATAGCGTAGGCGATACCGCGATTGCAAAAATCATCAACAGAGAAAACTGGAAATGGCTCTAGTCTTTCAGCCCTTCACACGGAAGACTGCCTTAAGGCCAGTCATGATCAATTGCAGGATGTTGTTTTCTTTATAGGGAGTACGCTCGATAATTTGATCGGCAGCAGCAACAAGAATGCCACCAACTACGAACCATTCGACACCGCTCATGGCTTTCTCCTAGGAGATTTTCTTATAGCCTAGCGTTCAATCTCAAGACTGCGCACCCTTGTTTCAATGTCACTCATTTTATCTGTTAAAGCACTAAGTTTTTCCGTGATGCTTTCAATTTGTACTGCCACTTTGGCCTGTTGATTGCCGACAGTAATAAGCATGGCTCCCGTGGAAAGAAGCATGCCAGCCGTAATAGTGGCCACAAAATTGGCCATGCCTTCCTTGAATGGTTCCATGGGGATTCCTTGCAATTTTTATATTAGCTAAAACGCATTATTTGCTTATTGCCCGTTAGATTGTTTGCAGAAAAAGTAAATAGTGCCATGCCAAGAGCGAATGGTCCCGATGAGCTGCTTTATTCTCTCATTGAACTTCGCCCTGGGGACGCAAGACGTAGGTTTCGCAAGAGTATTTTTGAGGACTATCCGCTGCGAGGACCACTTGGGCAATGTGCCTGTGCATATTGTGGGCGATGGGATCAAAAGCTGACTATTGATCACATTGTGCCAAAGAGCAAGGGTGGGCCTCATTTCGCAAAATATAATTTAGTGCCAAGTTGTCAGTCTTGTAATCTTTTAAAAGGAGCTGAGCCTATTTTTGAATGGTGGCGTCCACAGCGTTTCTGGACTGAGAAGCGAGAAGAGCTTCTTCTTGCATGGGTGCATCATAATAGCTTTGTTAGCGCCCACACTTCTTTGCAGGATATTGAAGCATTCGCGGAGGAGCGTGATTATTACATTCCACCGTCAAAAGAAGAAGCCCCCATTTCTGGGGGCTTTTGTTATACAGAATGGCAGGCAGCTTAGGCTTTATCTACGGGATCAAATAGCACTTGCTTACCAGGAAGATCGTAGCGAATGCCTGGTATTGGACAGAAGCCATCCTTACAGCCATTGTCCACATTGTTTTCAATGGCAGCTAGAGCTTCACGCTCTTGATCAGTTTCAAGCGCAAAAATAAGCTGATTGAGATACCACTTGGCTTTCTCTAAATCTTCTAGGCCATTCTTGCTTTCATAGCGCCAAACGTATTTCAACACATTACCTTTACAAAAGCCGCGATAGGCTTCAGTGCTCATGCTGGCTTCAATGCCTTCAATGGCTTCAATGCCACCAAATGCATAGTGCTTGGGGCGTTCCACTGGATGGAAAGCTTCAGGAGCTTGTTCAAAAGGCATTGCCATTTTCCTCGAATGCTTGAAAGGCTTCTTTAAAGAGAGGGCGAGCCAATGTGGCCAGTGCTTGAGCGTAGCATTGAATTTCGCCCTGTGCATCTGGCTTGTCGCGCAATGACAAGAAATGCAGAAGAGCCTGCAAGCTGCAGGTCCACGTGAAGCTTGTGTACGTTGACATAGGCATAATTCCACGAGCCTGCTCCTTGCTCACGCCTAGCGTCAGAAGAGCCCTGTAAGCCTGCTTAGCCTGCTCTAGCGCCTTGGCGTATTCGATCATCGCCATTTTGTTCATAGAGGGCTCTAGAGGGCCAGCAGAAGCTTGTTTGTTGCTGGCGCTTTGCTGCCTAAATTCACGAGGCATGTAGTAAGTGTCATCATCGGCTTCGCAATAGCGAAAGCTTTTTTCATTCCAGCCGAGTTGGTCATTGGCATACGTGCCACCAATAACATGCTTCCACCATTGACGAGCAATAAACAGCGGAGCTTTTACTTGCCATTTTGTGACAACGCCCCTAAAGGGACTGGTGTGCTGATGCTTCACCAAATAGTTAAGAAGCTTTTGATCCTTATCAGTCCACTCAGTAGAGGCTTGATCGAAAGACTGCCGCGCATCACAAACAATGTCAAGCGAAGTTCCCATCCAATCGATGAGCCTGACAAAGCTAATACCGTCACAGAGGGGATCAATGATCTGAAGGGGAGAAGATGTCATTTGTTGTTGTAATTAGTGGGCCAAATAAGCATGCGAATAGTGATGACAATTAGCACCCACTGCCAAAAGCCAAGGATGAATCCTGGAAAAATCCAGCCCACGCAAATGCTTAATAGCCATGAACGCAGGCAAATAAAGCCAAAGGCAACAAGGATTTCAGCGATGACTTTGCTGACCACCTTGAGCGAATCGTCTTGTGTTGGAGATAAAGTCATGAATCAAGAGGAAGGGGCGAAGCCTCTGGAAGCCAATGATAGGCGCCACCTTGGTTTCAGCGTGCCAAACAATGCGAGCTTTGCTTTGTCCTCCATCTTTCACGATGGCGGCAATGGTGCCCAAAAGGCTCGTGGGCATCCATCCCGCAGCAGTGGGCTGCACGTAGACGACGGTTTGCCCAACTTCCCAAGAAAAAGACCTTGGCGTTTTCGGGAGGGCTCTGAAGGAAGCCGTACCAAGCTTTTCGGCTTTCCTTCCATCGTCCACTGCGTAAACAAACTGCCTGCCATTTCTCTGCATCGCTAGGCTAAAGCAAACGACGGGAGCCCTATGTCAAGAATGTTTTCCATTCCAGTAGCATTAAGCTACAACGGACGCGACTACATTGCTGAAATGGGGCCTTTTGAACGGAGCATGGAAAGGGACTTTGCCCTTGTCGCCAATAAGAAAGCATTGGACGAATGTAACGACATTGATAAGCTCAAGGAGGTGGCATGGAATATGATGCAGGGCTGGAGCAACATGCAAGATGCCACTGCTTCGCTTGTCAAGGAAAACCTTGAACTGCGTCAAGCCATGCAGATTCAGCAAATGGACTTAGAAGCAGCAGATGCTTTGCTTGGCGAAGCTGGAGAAGCCATCAAGACATTCGCAGAACAGCAGCAATCTTCTCAAGCCAAGCGATTTCTTTGGCCGTTTGGGAAGTAAGCAAAAATACTTTCCAGCCACAAAGCATGGCTAAGTTAAACTTTCTGGCGTCTCGTTCGTAGCCAGAGCCAGTAACATGACGACCACGATTAAAAGTGCCGCCTTGTATTTCAATGAGAGAGCGAGAAGGAAGATGTGCAAAATCTGCCCTGTAACGTTTTGAACGCTTGCTTTTTGCATAGCGCTCTTGAAAATCAGCTTCCCAAGCCTCTACATCGCTGAATTCCCTAATCAATGGGAGATCGGGATAGTGAGCTTGCCAAAGCCCGAGAAACTGATCTTCTAATGCGCTCACGAGCTATACAGCAGCAAAAGCTACTTTAGCTCCTTGATTTTGATATTTACCATCGCCATAGGCGCTGGCGACATCGTTTTCTAGCTTCATAAACATCACTTGAACGATGCCTTCATTAGCGTAGACCCTTGCTGGAAAAGCCAAGGGATTGACAATACAAATAGTGAGATAGCCAGACCAGCCAGGCTCAATTGGCGTAACGTTAATGATTGTGCCTTGACGTGCATACGTTGACTTCCCGTCAGTGATGCCCATCACATTGTTAGGCATCGAGATGCGTTCAAGGCTAACGCCAAGAGCGTAGGAAAAAGGCGGAAGCACAAAGAACGTGCTGCCATTTTCTTGCCGAGGCGTCTGCTCTTCCATCAGCTCCGTGTCGAAGCTTTTCACATCCAGATGGAAGTCCTTACTTACGCTGTTATCAATGACCATAAAGCCTTCAGGAGAAAGGCGCAGGTCATATCCAGCATGAGACAGTCCATAAGACAATGCTTTCGTGCCATTGTCTAGTTCGCGACGCTTCTCTCCAGTGAAAGGAAAGATGATGTCGTTTTCAGCGAGAATGTCT